CAAAAGATAAATAAAGTTCGTATTCAGGATTAAATTCGCATTCTTTTATGTGTTTTTCGTAGTTAAAAGCATAAGCAAAAGGTTTGTCTACCATATCCACGTCTTGAGCCATAATTTCACAAACAAACGATAATTCATCCATTTGGTTTTTAAGTTCGTCAATTTCTTTAACTGGGATATGTGGATTGTCGTAAGTCGAAAATACCCAACTATTCCACCGGTCGTCTGTTTGTGATTTACGGGTTAATGATTTAAAATAAGTCATTCCAAATTTAGGAGTTGACATAAACCAAGCATCACCCCCATAATCGGCTAAGGTTGGTTGTATGGCTAATTTCCAAGCCTCCTCAAACTTTTTAGCTTTTTCGCACTCATCTACTATTATTCTATGGTATTTCCTACCCCTCCCATTGTTAGGGTCTTCTAAGCTCCACATATCTAAAACACCACCAGTAATTAACCTTAATTGCTTTACGCTTTCGTCTTTAGTTTGAATAATTGGTTGTAAAGTATGCTTTAATTCAATCCAAACATCGTGCAAGTCTTTATAAGTGGGTTGCCATAATCCAACATACTTCCCATCTAATAAAGGTTGAATAGCTAATTCTTGAGTTAGAATAGTTTTACCAAACCTACGACCACATTTTAACACATTGTAACGTTTAGCGTTTTCAACTATATAAAATTGTTTAGGGTGTAATGTAGGAAGTGATAATTCTATCTCCATTATTTACGGATAATTTTAATACTCATTTCACTATCTGTAACTTGTATTTGTTGTGGAACAAAGTATTTAGCGTATTTAGCAAATAAATCGAGGTATTTTGCAGGGTCATCTATTCTAACGTCTTCAAAAGCTTGTTTAATATGTTCTACTTCACCCTCTAATATATTTACAAACAACTCCCTTGCTTGTTGTGTGGTTTTATTTACAGAACCTTTTTGTTTACCACCTGTTTTTGGTAATCCTTTTCTTTTTCCTGGCATATCTAATAAAATCTAAAATAGATTATTCAAATTTAACACTATTTTTTTAAATATTATAATTATTTTAATTACTTGATTATGTAGCTTTTATATGTTTTTTAAATTATTTCTTTTAATTTTCAAATATATTTTTTATTTTTACCAATATTAATTAATTAAATATTATGAACTATAAAGATTTTTTAGAAAGTAAACGACACACGTTAGGAGAATTTGGTTTTGAGCCTAATTATTATCCTGACATTGCTTTTGATTTTCAAAAGTACATTATTGAAAAGGCTGTTAAAAAAGGTAGGATGGCTATTTTTGCAGATACTGGATTGGGTAAAACTTTAATTCAAATATCTATTGCTAACAACATTGTTAAGCAAACTAATCAAAAAGTATTAATCCTTACACCTTTAGCGGTTGCTTTTCAATTTATATTAGAAGCTGAAAAGTTAAGTATTGATGATATTGAGTACTCAAAAGACGGTAAGCATACTAAAAAAATTGTAATTTGTAATTATGAAAGGTTACATTATTTTGATAGTAAAGATTTTACTGGTGTTATTTTAGATGAAAGTAGTATCTTAAAAAACTTTGATGGTAAAATTAAAAGTCAGGTGACTGCATTTGTTAAAAAGATACCTTACCGTTATTTATCTACTGCAACACCAAGTCCTAATGATTTTATTGAATTAGGAACAAGTTCAGAAGCTTTAGGTTATATGGGGTATATGGATATGCTTACTAAATTCTTTAAAAATAACCAAAATAGTGTTGATAGTAATAATAGAAATACTGGTGAAAAGTTTTATTTAAAACCTCACGCTGAAAAAGATTTTTTTGCTTGGGTTAACCAATGGTCTATAATGGTTAAAATGCCTTCTGATTTAGGGTTTTCAAATAACAGATATAATTTACCCGAATTGATTGTTAATAAGCATATTGTTAAAAATGACAATGATATTATTATAAATAATCAAATGCAATTATTTAATATTGAAGCTAAAAGTTTTAATGAAGTTAGGCACGAACAAAAACAAACAGAACCAAAAAGATGCGAAAAAGCAGTTGAATTAGCTAAAAATAAAACTTCTGTTTATTGGTGCAATACAAATAATGAAAGTTCGATATTAAAATGTTTAGATAAAGAAGCTGTTGAAATTATAGGTAGTCAGTCAATTGAAAAAAAAGAAGAAATATTATACGCATTTGCCAATGGAGATATAAAACGTTTGATTACAAAAGCTAAGATGACTGGTATGGGTTTAAATTGGCAGCATTGTAATCATACTGTATTTTTTCCAACGTGGAGTTATGAGCAATATTACCAAGCTATTAGAAGATTTTGGAGGTTTGGTCAAAATAATGATGTTACTTGTGATATGGTAATATCTGATGGACAAACAAGAGTATTAGAAGCTTTACAGCAAAAAACTGATAAAGCTATACGGTTGTATGAAAATCTAACTAAAAATGTAAATCAATCATTTGAGAATAAAAAGAAAGAGTTTAACAAAGAAATAATAAAACCTAAATTTATAAAATAAACAACTATGGAAAACAAAGTAAAAGACCAAGTAATTACAGATAATTACGCAATATACAATAGTGATTGTATGTTAGTTATGCCTACATTGGATAACGAAAGTATTGATTTATCAATTTATAGCCCACCCTTTGCCGGGTTGTATAATTACAGTAGCTCTGAAAATGATTTTAGCAACTGCGAAAGTAAAGAACAATTTTTACAACAATATGAATTTTTAATTGCTGAAATTGCAAGGGTTACTAAACCTGGTAGAATATCTGCAGTTCATTGTACTGATGTATTTGATAATACTTGTAGATTGTGGGATTTCCCCAACGAAATTATAAGACTACACGACAAATATGGTTTTGAATACAGAAACCGTATAACAATCTGGAAAGAGCCTTTAAAAGTTCGTATGAGAACAATGGTTCAATCTTTAATGCATAAGTTTATAGTTGAAGATAGTACAAAATGTTTTACCGCTATGCCTGATTACGTTTTGATATTTACAAAAAAAGGTGAAAATCAAATACCGGTGACACACGAAAAAGGATTACTTAGATATTTTGGTGAAACTCCAATTTTACCAAACATATTACAAGCTTGGAATAATGCTAATAATTCAGATTTAAACTCATCACAATTATGGGAATATTTAAATACTAAATTTAAAGACCATAATGACCCTAAAAGTAATAAACTAAGTCATTACATTTGGCAAAGATACGCTTCTTCTGTTTGGGATGATGTTAGGATAGATAACGTTTTGCCTTTTAGAGATAGCAAAGAAGAAGATGACGAAAAGCACGTACACCCATTACAATTAGATGTAATTGATAGATTAGTAGAATTATACTCTAATCTGGGTGAAGTTGTTTTAACGCCTTTTATGGGTGTTGGTAGCGAAGTTTACAGCCCTGTATCATTAGGCAGAAAAGCTATCGGTATTGAGTTAAAAGATAGTTATTTTAAACAAGCTATACTTAACTTAAAAGAAGCCAAAGTAAGATTTAACGAAATAGAAAAACAAGCAACGTTATTTTAATAATCTATATTTTTAAATAATTTTTATTAAATTTGTAGTCCGTTCTTTTTTTATGAAGCACAACTTATGTTCTCACCATAAGTATAATATAAATTATTTAACACCCTTATCGGGTTGGTGCTATTACATTAGGCTAAACAGTTTGTTGAGTCTTTTCGGAATGTAATAGGTGAGACATCAACTCGGTAAGGGTATTTTTTTTATGAATACCGGACAAATAATTAAATCTAAATCAACTAAATCGCCTTATACTCAAATACATAATGAGTTAATTAGGAACAATGAATTAACGCTTGAAGAAAAGGGGTTAATGGCTTATATTTTATCTCTTCCTGATGATTGGGTATTGTATAGGAAAAATTTATACAACGTACTTCCTGATAATAAAGGAACTATTGACCGGTTGTTTAGGTCTTTACAAAAAAAAGGATTTATTGTAAGTGCTAAACAAATTGGAGCTGACGGAAGATTTACAGGTTGGAACCATATTGTTTATGATAAATCTATACACCGAGATATAGAAACACCGATGTCGGATAAACCGAGTTCGGTAAATGCCGAGTTCGGTCAAACTGCTCCTATACTAAATACTAATACTATACTAAATACTAAACTAATACAAAAGAAAAAAGAATATATTAAACCCTCCTTAACTGATATTACCATTTACATACAAGAAAAGGGATACGACACGAACATCGCCCAAAAATTCTTTGACTATTACGAAGCGGGGGACTGGCACGATAGTAACGGAAGAAAAGTTAAAAACTGGAAACAAAAACTTAATTCGGTTTGGTTTAAGGATGAAAACAAAGTAAAAAAAGTTAACTTACCCCCTAATTGGCAAAATATGACACTAACACAACAAGAACAATGGAGGTCTAACAATGGAAAATAATATCTTACCCAAAGCCCCTGAGTTGGAGCAAATCGTACTCGGTACATTTATGTTTGTTCCCTCCTCGTTTAGCCAAGTAGCAAATATAATCTATACGGATTGCTTTACTACAAGCGAAAATAAAATAATATTTGAAGCCTGTAAATCGCTTTTTTTACAAAATACACCCATTGACCTTACTTCTGT